CCCACGTGGGTCACCGAGACGGGTATGGCGATTGATTATCAGTACTATTTTACGAACCAGTTCAAGAAGCCCGTTCAGGACTTGCTCGAGCCGCTCGTCGCTGCGAACATCATTTTCGACAAGAAATTCATGGCCAAGACGGAGAGCTCCAATGAGGTTGCCGCGCGGAAGGCGTTCCTGTCTATGTTCGGAGGCAAGGTTAAAACAATGAGCCCTCTGTAGTAGTATGGAGAAACAGATTCTCGAGCTCATCGAGGATGAGGTGACGCGGCGCGTGCAGCTGCGTATGGGCATGGCCCTCGAGGTCATCTCGGGTCTGTACGAGATCCCGACGGCCAGGCTCATCAAGGACACGGTCCACCTCGATACTACGGTGTGCAAGGGGATCCTCAAGACGGGGCGGCGGTGTCTGAAGACACCCATGGCCAATGGATTCTGTAAATTTCACAAGAAGCAGTGTCCAGAGCCTCCACCCGAAGAGGAAGAGCCTCCACCCGAAGAGGAAATGCGGGCCCCCTGGGACTCTTAGAGAAATGCGGCTCATTCTATTTAATGTCGAAATCAGAGGTTCTCTTGACGAGCCTGGTGCGCTTTTTCGACGCTCCCGAGAACCGAGCCCAACTTCATGAGATTCTGGGACGAGAGAGCAAGGGCCCTCGTCCCGGAATTTCACTTCGTAAATTAGAGTGGTTCGTGACAAACTATTCCAAGAATCAACACGTGACCTATACGGCCCCGAACGGCAAGATGTTCACGGTCCATGTTGCGTACAAGTCGAGTCTAGACGGGTACTCCAAGAAGCTCTTCGATCCGTTCTGCCGGACGACTCGCATCGAATTCCAGGGCTTGACGACGACGGTCGCCCAACTCAACTTCATCAAGTGGTGCATCATTAACGGCATCATCGGCTATCTGAAGGAAAGCCTCATTAAGCAAATGGAAGACGGGCAAAGCCTTCCCGGAAGTCCAGAACCGTATATCCATAATAGAACAGATATAGGTTGTATCCCTGTGTGATTTGAGAGGTGTATGTCGGGTTGAAAGTCAGTGTCAGTGTGCTCGTCTGCGAATTTAGTTTTGAAAAATCAAGAAACCCTCCCTGATTGTACTCCTTGGGCGTCAACCCGAAGGCGTACATGTAGATATTGCGCGAAGGGGCTGACAAGCCATGCTCCAAGGGCTGTTTAAAGGAGTAGTACAGAGACCCTTGAAACGTACTCAGAATATCGATGTTATTCAGAGTGATCTTGGCGGTATCAATCACATCCACGTAGTTATTAGGGATGTTATTCGAAGATGGGAATTGTAGGGTCACGCCCGTCTGAATATAGTCTGACGTGTAACCGTAGTTGTACCGGGTGTCGTAGTATAGACCACTCGGCGCACTCGCCGCGTCTCGGGTCGATTCGTAATTCTTGTTCCTAAAGAACCAAAAGAGACTCTGGACGGGGAAGTTGGCTGTGAGTTGGAGTTGGGGCGCCCCTCCTGAAAATTCAAGCGTCGACTCTTTTTTCACTTTGGGTACTATGTATCTGAGTTGAGTGTTCTGGTAGTAAAGCTTCTCTGAATTTTCCAACAGAATCTCTTCAGTGATGAGCTTCGGGTTTAGCATATCGAAATTAGTAGTGGCGTTAGACCACCAGTAGACGGGGTGGAAGGTGAATCGGACGTACAACTTCTGGTTCCACATGGCGCACAGAGGGAAGTGGGGTTTGCGAATCCGCTCACGGTCGGTGTTGCCGTGAGAGTGCCGGCGGCAAAAGAAAAACTCAAGAGGGCAAACGACGTCGATGTTGGTGTTCGAGGTCGCGGCGGACACGTTCGAGTTGAGACCACCGACCACGCTAAACATGCCTTTTTGCTCATCGGCATCAAGGAACACCTGGTCGCGAATTATGTACCAGTCGTCGTAAAGAGTCTCGATGACCGTCTCATTCACAAGGAGATCCACCTGCTTTATGAGGGCCCGTCCTATATTCTCATTGATGACATACCCCGTCCCTTCACGAGGAATTGTACATTTAAAGTACATATTGGACAGGAGGTGGCCAAGTGTCTGGGGGAGGAGCTCGAGTTGGATGGTCTGGTTTTCATACGTGGGACTAGGAGGTGGGAAAGGTATGACTCGTTGATACATTACAAAGTTTGTGTGCTGCTTAAATTCAGGATTCCACTGCGACTTGCCATAGTCGCGGTTCGACATGAACTCGTCTTGGGGCCCTACGGCGTGCAGAGACAGAACCGAGCCGGTACTGAACCCTCGGTCCTTTATCTCCGTCATCTTGGCGTCAAATGTGGCCGTCTCATTCATATCCTCTCCGAGATCTCTCATGTACTTGGTTCTCTTGCCACCCATGACGACCGGATTGATCTCGACCGGTGCGCGCGCTTCCAAATTTGAAGTGGAAAATGTACCCGGCTCAAAAACTGGGACGAACTTGGGCTCGACGGCCATGGCACCGCCGCCTCTCACGTAGACTCTGCGACCGGTATTCGGGACGGGCTTGCCGTCCAGAGGCTGGAGTACGGCGGTCGAAGTGGCGACCACATCATTCTCAGGGTTGACGCTTGTAATTCTCTCGTTAAATTCTGAAATCTTACTAACTCCTATCGTGGGCAAGCCCACGATGTACCACCCTACTGTCGTGCCTTCGGGGGGTGCTGCGGTGAAGTAGAAAGTAGTAATGTTACGATATACCTCATAGTACCCATATACGGGTCCCGAACGCTCTTGGCTCGGGTACTGCTCTTGACCCGGTGGATAAAGGTAAGCACCCATGACGTGTGTTACGTCATCTATGTACTGGTTAGTATCAGATTGGATTGTGAATTTCCAGTTGTAGGGTTCGGTCGTCAAGGGGGTGGTGGCCACGGCGCCCGACTCGCCCACTGCCGGACTCGAAACACGCAAGTTGCCTATGACGCCCGGGACGCCCACTATACTCCAGCCCGTACCCACTGTAAATCCAGGCCACGTGGTCGTGGCGTAGAACGTCAGCTCCGTCGGCCCCGTCACCTTGTAAAATCCCGTGACCGATATGGTCCTGGCCGGCTCCTCGACGATGGCCGCAGAGGCGGCTGATGGCTGCGGTGAGAACGCTGGAGGCAGCGCCTGAGCCACCGTGGAGGCGGCGGCGTCCAAAGGGGCCGCGTCACCAAAGAGAGCCTTCAGTATTTTGTTCTGAATTTTCTGTTCAAATTCAATGATGTGATATTTGTTCATGGCGTCCCAGATGGGATCCATAATGCGACTCGCCGGTTCGGCCATCACCTACTACAACTCGCCCAGATTATTAATCCACATTTGGGTCACACTCGTCGCCTTGAGAGTCGCACGTTCGCTTTGGCGTTTGGCTATCAGCGCCATGAGTTTGTCAACCTCCTCTTTCGTGTACTGGTACGTCTTGATGTCGAGCAGCTTGGGCCACAGAGCCTCCGCGTACTTCTCGCGACGGAGCTGAGATTGGATTTGAGCCAAGGGCACGTTGAGCACATTCATTCGTGGCGTCACGGCCACATCTCGGATGAACCTCGCCTTCTCAGAGAGCCATCCAATTTCAGAATCAAATTGCTTGAGTAGCCACGCCTTGCGCTTCTTGTAAATATCAAGACGCATCCCAATGTAGTCGACCAGGATCTCCTCTGGACTTGCGTACTTCTTGACCGCCCCGTTGGGCCCGATCAGGTGCATATTTGAGGTGTGAATTGTCTTGGTCAGGCCCAAGTCCTTGATGGGGTCCTCCAGACCTTCAGCACCCCAGATTCTAAAGTCTGGTGTCGTCTCCGTTGAGTGGTTCTCGAACTTGATGATCGTGCCCTTCTCGACCAGGGCGTCCAGATGCTCCTTGAAATCCTGAATCCACTTACCCGGAGGCAACTCCGTGACGTGGAGCTGCGCGCCCTCCCTGACCACTAGGCCCTCGAGGACCCACGTGTGGTCCTTTGTCTTGGTCACCTTGCCCTTGAATCCATTGAAGTGAGGAACCATCGGGACCATAGCCACCCCAGTCAGGGCACAGCGGACATTGTGCTTCAGGATCTCGATGTCGTACGGCGGTACGTAGCAACTGAAGCCGGTACCGATACCCTCGGCGCCATTCACAAGGAGCATAGGAACTACGGGCACGTAGCACTCTGGCTCAACCTGCTGACCGTCATCGAACACGTACTCGAGCACTGCATTGTCCGCCGGGTCGAAGATCTTGCGCGTCAGAGGTGACAGGCGTGTGAA